CGCCAGAAGATATTACAGTTTTCTCTTGCTGAACAACTCATCTTAATACTTCTCCCATAAATTACTTAACACAGTTAACTGTTTATCAGATAAGAATTTACCGCTTGCAAAATGTTCTTTGATGCTTTTAATAAACCCGTCTTCCCAATCTGAAAGTTGAGGGTTATGAGACAGCTCATGTATAACAAAAGTTATACTGTTTCTGTCTTGGTTGAATGAGTAGTCGGTCATAAGTGTCACCTCGTTATTATTTTTTAAAGTGACTCACCTTCATGGGATTCGAACCCACAAACGCCTGAGCATAAACCCGGCTGCAATCCAACATCGGCCGGAAGATGAATCACTTTAAAAAAAGTCTCCCCCATAAGGGGTTGGGTAAGGGGAGACAAGTACTACAATCGTTTAAGCAAAGGATGGTTTGATAGCCATACCTTGAGCAAGTAACGTTTCATCAGTCCAACCTGCTGCAATCATACTTTCGTATGTCGCACCTTGCGCTGCTACTGTCATCTGTAATCCAACAGCAGGTACTGCTGCTGCTGCTGGTGCTGCTGCTGCTGGTGCTGGTGCAGGTGCTGCTGCTTGTTGAACCGGGGCAGTTGGTGCTGCTACAGGCGGTGCCATTTGTGCAGGTTGACCCATTGGACTATTAACAGGCGGTGCAGGTTGACCACCGGGTACACCAGCGAACATCTGTTCAACTGATGGTTTGTTATCCAGTCTACCCATTGGGGGTTCTTCAGCTGTCAACATGACACCGTTTAACCAGCCACCGATACCACCGGTGCCTTTAATATAACCACTAATACCTGCATTAACATAAGCAACCATACCTGAGTATACTTGACCTGGATCAATGATTTTATTGTAGTTAAGGTCAACGATAGAAGGTTTATCTTCTTCTTTAGCAGAACAAGTGAAGATGTACCAACCAGTGAAGCGCGGGTCATAATAATCTTTACCCGCATACTTCACATCGTAAGGTGCGAAACATTCATTTTGCCCTGTGTAACCTGATGGGAATGTGTTCTGTTTCGCTGCATCAACTTCAGCTTGTATTGCTGCAAGCTGTGGGTCATTGGGTGGGAGTAATACCGTTACACCATACTTTGCATCACCGCCTGCTTGCGGTACTTTTGCATTGAATAATGTAGGGAATGAAATAATACCTTTAATTAACATAGTTATGTCACCTCTTAAAAGAATGAAGGTTCAGCTGCTTCTTCTGCAACCGGCTGTTTAGGAACATCAGCAAACATTAACTTTGCTGAATCTTCTTGTGTAACAAGTTTCTCATCGACATGATCACGTGCTACTTTTTTTAGTGTTAACTTACCGCCTTTGAAAGTAATCAAGTCTTTCTCAAGGCGTTGTTTTTGTTCATCAGTTAACTTATCTGAATTCATCATTGCTGCGGGTGTGATTAATTTCGGTGGGAAGATATCAACAAGTTTAAGCCGACGAGCTTTTAACTTTTTAACAATCACTTCTTCTTCTTCGTTCCACATTTTAGAACCACGACCCGGCACCATTGCATAACCTGGTACTGTGATACCTTGGTCAATACGGTCTTTGATTTCAGTTTTCACTTTATCAAAAACAGCCATGATACCGTCTTCAGCATCAGCAAGTTCAGATAGTTTATTTTCATCTAATGACTTTGGATCAGCCATAACCTGATTGATAATTTCAAACAGGCTGTTGTCACCTGCTACCATCTCAGTGTTGCTCATTTTCTCCACCACTTGTAAGGATTGATTTGATTTAGCAGTACAATGACCGCCGCGTTTAGGATTAGCTTTGCACCATTGACAATGATCACCTGGTGTTAACGGTGCATCAGGATCATCCGTTGCATGTGCTGCTGTTGCTAATCGTTCAGCTGCTTCGATAACAGTCATCACACTTACATTGTCATCTTGACGTGTTGAACATTGGTACCTGACAACAGGGTTCGTTTTTGGTTGTATGATTGTTGTACGTACACCAAAATTACCTGGTACAAAAGGTCGAACTAATTCAGGCCCACTTGCAACAATATGTCGCATTTTACCGAAAAGATAACTGTCATTTTGAGAGTTGTTCTTTTCAGAAACATAACCACGACCATCTTTATAATCAGCCACTTCAATAAAGAACACTTCACCTGTCATTGCATGACGTGCAGTAATGGTGATGTCACAAGTACCCCACCAATCATCACGACCAAATGCACCACCTGGATCAGACTTCGACTCAGATTTAACAAGTACATTACAACCTGGAAACATTTCTTTAAGTTCAGCAATACGACGTGTGATGTAATCCAGTGCCATTTGTACACGTTCAATTCTATCTGGTGCAACCATCCATCCATTCATATTATCAGGATGATTCACACCAATGATTTGTTGATCGTATTGGTCTGCACGCACATTGTTCTTCATACATAACTCAAGCAACAAATGTGAACCTGTTCCATCAATAGCTGCTTCACTGGCTATGTCAGGATAACGTTCTTCTTCACGAATTGAACCCGCGCATTTAGGCCATCGTTTATTAGAAGGTCCTAAGCGTGCGTGACCGTGGCTCATAACTTAATTGCCTGTACAGCTGTGATGAGTTGTTGCTGAACGTCAGCAGTTAAACCCGTGACACCTGTAACACCTAATGAACTTAATACTTGGTCAATAGGTTCACGACCACCTAAACGTTTGAACTCAGTAATTAAGACATCATTCATTTCAGCATCTGTCTTAACAGCAGCAGCAGCAGCAGGTGGTTGTGCAGCAGCAGGTGGTTGTGCAGCAGCAGCAGGTGGTTGTGCAGCAGCAGCAGCAGCAGCAGCAGCAGCAGCAGGTGGTTGTACAGCAGGTGCTGTAATCACACCTTTTACTATATCACCCACTGGTGCAGCAGGTGTAATACCAGCTTGAACGGTTGGTACGTCAATCGGTTTTAAATGATCAGGTGCAATACCTACTTTAAGGTCATACAACTTCTGCAACATCTCAGTGTTAGCTTTAAGTGCAGCAGTGTTGTCTTTTAAATCTTTTTCAATAGCCATTTTATACTTCTCCGTTTTATTTAAAATTGATCAGTAAGGCAGGACTCGAACCTGCATACAGCCCCCTCTGCTTTCATCTTCGCACATCAGCGAGTCTGGGCGACTCGACCATCCGGTTTTACGGACGCTAAGATTAATACTGCGTTTACCATTTCGCCACTTACTGTTGTTAAAATTTACTGTATAACTTTCCAGCCTGGTATTCTTTAGTTGGAATGATACGTAGCTTATCATTATTAAATGCCGTGATAATTTCACGCATTAATTCTGTATAAGGTTTACCCGTCACACGTTCTGCTTTCGCTATGAAAATATCAAGCTCTTGTTCATCACAGCGTACACGCAGTTGTCCGACGAGTGCTTTATCTTCTTCTGTTGCCATGGTCGTTCCTCATTAAAATACGTCACAATTGAATCTTAGTTGATGAATGTGGTACTTGTCAACACTTTTGTTTGACATTGTTCTACAATTAACATAATCTTACAATGACAGAAATACTGTGATGGTTTAATATAAATAGTTCAACTGAGGTGACAATGATGAGTGATAAAGATAATACACCTTCTACCGAAGAATTAAGGGGTGACCCATTACTTTTTATGAACACATTTTTCTTTGAATCTAATCCTATGAGTGATGATTATTTTCATAATATGTTCATGAAAGGTATTGAGAAAAGAAAAGGTTATAAGTATGAATCTACAACAAATCTTCCACCATTTAGTTTTATTGGCGTTGATTGGGCTAAAGATTCAGGAATGAATCGCGGTGACATAATGTCACGCAATGACAATGTGATTGAAGTTAGATTCAAAACAGTAACCATTAATAATTAAAACTGAGGTGACACATGAAAAATAAAATTAATAACTTGAGTATAATAACAGCAACTAACGGGTTTGTTGTTCATGATAATAGTGAACCGCATATGGTAGGTGAAATGTGGGCGTTTGAATCTGCTGAGTCATTAGCTAAATTTATTAAACAATGGGGTAATGATATACATAAACCGATTGAACCATTACCTGTATTGGAAAAAGGTAAAGCGTTAATAATTACAGGTGATGAAGGTGTAGGTAAAACTACACTTGCACGTAAAATAGCAAATACTAATAGTCATTCCTCATTAAAATATGTCATAGTAACATTGCAGGAAATAACACAAAGTCCTTTTGCTTTAGGTCGAGTATTAGGAGGTGAACCTGATACTGTTATTATAGAAGATGAACTGAATTTGATTGATAGCCATCTTGATTTTATGAAACCTTTAATTTCAAATGATGAGATAACGGTTGACCGTAAAGGTAAAAAACATGAACTTGTTAAAACACCGCATTTTATAATATGCACAGGTGACAAAGAACCTTTGAAACATGGTATGAATGAACGTCGATTCACTGTATTACCTTTATAATAAATAAGTGAGAATGAGTTCAATGACGGTGACAAACAGTGAATTCCTGACTGCTTTATTTGGTGAAGATGCAGCATGGGTACATGTGACATCGTTCCCCTATGACCCGGGTAATATTCCAAAAGATAAACATTTAATCGCATGGAAGGGTGATTACTTCAGCCGGTACCACATGCAACCTGGTAGCAATCAGTACTTCACCATTAGTAACTTCTACTGTGATGAAGGTCAGGCACGTCGTCGCAAGGCTCTCTTCAGACATACACCGGTGATTGTGCTTGATGATGTGAAAGAAAAGTTATCCATGACTGATGTATCAAAGTTACCTGCACCTGCATGGATACTTGAAACATCACAAGGTTCAGAACAATGGGGTTATATTCTAAATTTACCATGTACTGATAGAGGTCGAGTTGAAAATTTACTCGATGGTCTGGTTGCTAATGGCTTGGCACCTGACGGAAAAGATCCAGGTATGAAGGGGGTGACACGTTATGTACGCCTTCCTGAAGGGTCTAATAACAAAGCATCTAAACTGGTCAATGGTCTACCTTACAAGTGTCAGCTGACGAAATGGGAGCCGTTCAGCCGGGTTACTCTTGAACAACTGGCTGAACCTTTCAATGTTGATCTTGATGCAGTACGACGTGAATCACGTATTGATGGTGCAGCTGCTGTTTCCGATCATCCGTTAATCAATATCCCTGAAATTATACATATTAAAGAGGTGCGTTCTGATGGACGTTTTGATATTACATGCCCCTGGGTCAGTGAACATACCGGCGCAGACGATAGTGGAAGTGCTGTGTTCACAAACGCAGACGGTAGTATTGGTTTCAAATGCCACCACGGAGCCTGTCAGCATCGAACAGGACGAGACTTACTCAATTTCATTGATACAAAGTCACCAGGATTCACTGCAGGATATAAAAACTGGCAAATATTACGAGAATTTAAACAGGTTAGCGAACCGAGCTTCATGGCACCAGTGGTACCCAAAATCACGCAACCTATTGAAAACACAGAAGAAGTTAATTTCTTATCGGCAATACCGAGTGCAGCACCGGTAATTGAAACAGTACAACCCATCGATGCTATTCAAATGTTGATGGATAAACTCAGGCTTGTTAATCCACGATCACCTGAAGCACGTGAGCATGCAACTAATGTCCTCAAGTACACTGATGACTTACCTAAACTTGACAAGATGCAGTGGCATAATGAAGTGTGTGATGCAATGGGGTGGGGTAAGGGTGAGTTCAAAGAAATATTAAAAGATCTACGTCAGCAGTGGTACACCGATAAATCAGGCAGTGCTGAGTTCTATGATGATGTTGTTTATGTTAAAGAGTTGAATCAATTCTATGACTGGAAATCACGTATATTTTTCACCACTGATGCCTTTCAAAACAGTTTCTCACATGAAGATGCTGAAGCCCGTAAGATTGCATTACAAGATGGTCGTGTGAAGAAAGTGGACAGGCTTGATTACGCACCGAAACACCCGCGCATATTCAATGAGAACGGTACTCTTTACGCGAACACGTGGACTGATGTGACTCAAGACTATGGTGCAAAAGGTGACATTGTTCGATGGGAACAACATTTTGAAGTAATGGGTTGGGGTGAACATCTTAAACATATTAAACAATGGTTAGCTCATACACTTCGTCACCCTGACATTAAAATCAATCACATGTTAATGCTAGGCAGTGGTGAAGGTGCCGGTAAAGATTATTTACTGTACCCACTTACTAAAGCAATGGGTGAAAACTATACTGTGATCAGCGGTGAAGAATTGTTAACCGGATTTAATGATTATGTTTTATCAACCAAATATCTTCACATTAATGAAGCAGAACTTGGTGATCGTCGTGAAGCAATGGCTGTCAGTAACAAATTAAAACCCCTTGCTGCAGCACCACCTGACACATTACGTGTGAATCAGAAAGGTATCAAAGCTATTGATGTACGTAATATCCTCAGTACATCAATGACAACAAATTCTATGATGCCTATTCGATTAAATGGCCCATCACGTCGTATTTTCGGTTTATGGTCTGACTTAAACATACGTGATGCTGATGACAATATGAAACCTGAATGGTTAGAATATTGGAACGATAGATGGGACTGGATGAAGCAAGGTGGCTGGAAAGCCGTTGCCTGGCATCTGATGTATGAAGTTGATTTAAGTGATTTTAACCCGGCTGAAGCACCACCGATGACTGACTTCTTACGTGACATTAAAGAAGCATCGAAATCACCGATGCAACAGACCATTGAAACATTCATACAAAAACAACACGGTGTGTTTAAGTGCGATCTGGTTACTGCAAGTGATATGTCAGACACATTAAGAAGTGGCGGTGTGTTTGCACCGAATGATATGTACGTTGATAGTAAATATTTCACACCGACTAAAACAGGTATGGTGATAAAAGAGATTGGTCGATATATACAACTCAAAACATATAGCAGGGGTGACAAAATAATGTTGTGGGTATTACGTAACGACATGAAATATCGTTCAATGGATTCTAAAGCATTGTATCAGGAATATGAACGTCAACTTGCTGAAGTACGCGGTGAATTAATAATGAAGGTGGTGAAATGATTAAATTAATACAAGGTGATTACCTTGAAGAAATGAATGATATGTCTAACAGTTCTATTAACATGATACTTACTGATCCACCTTATGAGTTATCAAAAAGTAAAGGTGGTGGGATGATGGGTAAATGTGGTCGTAAATTCATGGAAGAGATTCGTGATGCTGACTTAATTCATGGAATAAATATATTATCTTTTTTGGATAAATGTTTATCATTGTTCACTCATAATCAATTATTCTGTGGCGTGTTTTTTTGTAGTACAAAACAAATTATAGATTACATACAATGGGCTGAAATCAATAACCTTCAATATGGCATCGGTGTATGGCATAAATCAAATCCAGCACCATTGTGTAATTATAAATATTTAAATGATGTTGAATACTGGATTTATATTAAGGGTAATAAATCAAAAATATTAGGAAGTTATCAGTCTAAAAGTATGGTTTATAAATCTCAAATTAATAAAAAAGATAAGAAATTATATAACCACCCTACTATTAAACCGGTTGAATTAATAGAAAAATTTATAATTAATCATACTGAAAAACATGCAGTAATATTAGATCCTTTTATGGGTAGCGGGACTACAGGGGTGTCATGTAAAAATTTAAACCGTAGTTTTATAGGTATTGAACTAGATAATGTTTATTTTAGGACAGCTTATGAACGTATACACAATGAACCTTGCTGGTTATAACAAAAAAGCCCCAATCAAGGGGCTTTCTTCAATAATCAATTCAATTTGTATTTAATTAAATCGGTCTACCAATGCCAATGGAGTCACCCCCGAACACTCCAGAGATAATACTCTTATCAGCAGATTCATAAGCACACACCATAATCATTGATTCAGTAGATTCAGGCGGTTTACTTAACGATGTAATATCCAAATTAATATTTTTA